TCCCGGAGTCCTACTATCTCGCTCTGATGGTGAGGATTCCCCCACAAGGGGACAATCGGGAACGTGGGATAATTCTCTCCGTCATAGATCTCTTCCCCGTCTACCTCGCTGACTCTCACCTTTTCGATGTATGGTCTCTTCTCGTGGAGGACTTCAGACTCCCACTTGTAAGCCCCGTTCTCCATCTTCCTGCGGTTCCAGATATAATCTGTGTACCCGTCTATCTCGTAGAGCGTCGCCCGGAGTGGCTTTGTATCATCCACCTGCCAAAAGCGAATACCTGCCATTATTGCCCCGTTTTCTTCGTCGGGCAGAGGTACAAACTCATCTACTCCGAAAACGTCCATATGATCCATGTTGAAGAAGCCAAAGGACACACCGCCAATAAGTGCCTTTTTCCCGGCTTTCTGTAGCTGTGTGTCGAAATCATCCCCGAGTCTTTTTTTCGTGGCTTCATTCGTCCATGTAACCCCGTTCCCCAATAGGTACTGATTCTCCTGCACTACAAAGCGGTTGAAGAACCGGGATGCCATCTTGTAATTTGCTGTCCATACATCCGGCACGGCTTTCCCCATGACATCATACACAATCTTCTGATACTGCATGATTGTCCGGTTTCTGTGTCGGTCATATTCGTCTGCTATAATAGCCGTTTTGTAAAGCTCTGTAGACTTGTGCGCATCTATTGCTTGATACACAAAAGCCATTCTCTCTTTTTCGTCCTGTCCCACCAACAGGAAATCTTGATAAGTAAGCATTTACACCCTCCTTGGTTTGGATATGCCTTTAGTCTTTACGAAATACCTCATGGAATCCATAAGATGATCGTCAACCTTAACGGGACGCTCGTCTATCGTATCATCCCAGATATAGCCTCCTGCCTCTTTTTTCCAGTTCGGCAATCGTAGCATCTTAATCCTCCCCATTTGCAATGCAACCGCCGTATCTCTTATCCCGTCTAATACATCATTGTTTGCCGCTCTGACCTTGCTCCATTTGCTTTTCTTCAGCAAAGCAATGAATGATGCGGCTGACGGGTCTATAATCGTCTCTATTTTCCCTACAGACATTCCCCCGAGTGTCGAATATACCGGGTGTTGCTTTTTCTCCTCCCATATGTCCGAAATCCAATTCATAAGGTCATCGGCATACTCTTGGTCTGTCTTCTGTGTTCCCGTGTCTCTGCCGGAGTAGTAGTATTCCCGGATGCCGTACCACGTATTCCCGTATCTTGCCCACAGGATAGCCGCAAATGGGTTCATGGTTCCGTAATCTATGGAGACACAATAATCTGTCGGCTCTGCGTCCGGCACGCTGTCCACTATAGCATACTTGTACATCGGATAAATAAGCCCCTCTGCAAGTGCCCATTCCCCTTCGATGTATCGGTCATAGTATACAGTTCCGGCATACTCTTTACAAAGATTCTCCACATATGCTTTCGGGAGAAATGGATTGTCAAAGATTCTGTACTTCTGGATAAATGCGTCAAGTTCGGGATCGTCTATAAACTCCTTCAGCCAATGGTTCGGGCTTTCGGGATTGCAAGCACCATCAAAGCAGGAATAGTCTTTGTCCAGACGGGACTTTAGAACCTCAAATACTTCCTTGTTCCACTTGGCTATCTCGTCCCCGTAGCAATACTTGATGGATGATCCGAGAATCTTTGCCACCTGTGACATTTTCTCAGCTCCGAGACAATAGACCTGCTCCCCGAATACATAGGCCATGTTTTCATTGTTGATCGTCCCCACTAGTTCAGATGTGTAAATCTCCCTCATAGGCTGAAGAACATTTCGCTCTATTGTTCCCTTGGAGACTCCCATAATGACAGTTAAGCCCGGTTTCCCGGCTCTCTCCCGTATCCGTGTAGGGATCGTGCAAGCTACATCAACAAAAGACTTCCCAGACCGGACAGCCCCGACCTTTAGATTCCATCGGGCATTTGCATTCCGAATGTACTCATTCTGTTTCGGTGTCATTTTCAGCTTGTTCATGCAATCCCCTTAGTATTTCATCCAATCTTTCAAGTGCTTCACTCTTTGTTTCCGTGGCCTGCTTCTCTTTCAGTTCAATCTCTCTTTCCTTCAGCTTATCCCCCATCCGTTCACCCATGACATCAAGGATAAGACTTGCCATTCTTGCATCCCCGGCAATCGCTTTGGCGGTCATGGATAGTACAAGTGCCTGTTCGTTGGTTAGGTTTGTAGCATCAATCCCCTGTTTCTCAAAGGCTTTCTTGTACTTCTCGGTTGTCTGCATGGCAAACAGAGTCTCAAAGGATTCTCGCATTGATCTCCGTCTCCTTTTGGACTCTGCTCCTGCCTTGCCACCTTTCGAGGCTTCTTCGGGGGTAAACTTGTGCCTCTCGTCTCCCCGTTTTAGGTTTTTGTTCTGTGGTCTCTCTGCCACTCAATCACCTACATTTCTATTTCAACCATATCGTCCATTGTCAAATCATGCTCATTCAGATATGGCCATAAAGCACTCTGATTTCCCTCTGTATCAACTACGAGAGGAAATGATCCGATTATTTCCTCTTCTGTCTCAAAAACATATGCGTTCCCCAACTTATATGCCTTTGATATTTTCTGTCCGTATGCGCTTGCTTTTTCTTCCGCAATCGCTTTCATCTCCTCAAATGTCATAGCTTCTTCCTCCTCTTAGTGTGTTATTTTCTTTTGTTTGATGTTCTCCCGATCATTCTCATGGTTTCGGTTGCATCATTAAAACCGAACTCCCGGATACTGTTCTCTATTTTCTCCACATCGTCGGAGTGGTGCATTCTCGCATTTGACGGATACGGTGTGATATCCTTAATGTCCAGATATTCTATTTTCAAATCCGTTTTGCACTCTCCATATCTTATATGCCGTCATGTATTGCCGTGGACGGAGTAGTACGTTCATGTACTCTTTCGCCTCCCCTAGCTTGTCCTTTTCAAATGATTCTATGAACGGGAGTGACGCGCTCTCGACGATTTTATGGTGGCTCCTACACAAAGGTATCAGATTATCAACCTCATTATCCTGTGATAATCTGTAAGGGATTATGTGGTGTATATTTATGTCATTTGTAGTCCCGCAAATCGCACAAAACTGATTGCCTCCGAAATGCTTTCTCTTTACGCTCTCAAAATCCCCCCGGTATGTACTATGCCCGCCTCGCCAATTAACATTTTTATCGCCGCCCGTGTAATTAAACTGATATTCACCACGGCATTTCACCGAACAGAATGCGTTTTTGTAGATCTTTAGCCTCGATGGAGTCTTTTTCAGTTCCTTACCACAGACCGGGCATTTAACCGTGATCCTCTTGTAATCCTTGTTTTTCTCTCCCACGAGTGTTTTTTGGTATTCGTTGTAGCATTTCCTACAACAATAATTCCCGGATGAATTTGACTTTTCCATCGTACACTTGAGGACTTTGAACTCTTTGCCACATTGTTTGCAAGTCCTAGCCTCTTTCAAGGTCTCCCTGTACGCTTTTATGCAATTCTTATTGCAGAACGCCTTTCCACCTTTGTAGTTGGATTTTGCGCGTTCAAATGTTCGTTTGCAAAACTCACACGTTAAGCTGATTTTGCTCATTTCTCCTCCCAAAACACAAAGAGCCATCAAGGGAAATCCTCAATGGCTCTGGCTCTTAGGCTCTGGCTCTTACAATATACGGAATCTGCCGTTTGCATTTCTTGCAATAGAGCATCAGTATATCGTTCTTTTTATATGCAATAACGCACCCACACCCGCATCTGATCGGCTTTCCCTTATTATACGTTGTTTTTCCGCTATCCGTCAACCCTTCCTTCATTCCCCTCCTCCAATTCCACATATTTATTGAGATACCATATAGCTTTCTTGATATCCTCAAGGCCGTTCTTCCTGCCGTGCCTGTATAGGTACTTAAATGCGTTACAGATGCAAAAGCTCTGTACAGCCGTCTTTCCCTGTGTGTCGATCATCACATCTATGCACTCATATTTTCCAGTACAGTAGTGTGACGGATGGTTTACCACATCATTCATTTTTGTCCTCCTTATCTGCTTCTATGATTGTTGGTGCAAGTCCCATGTGTGCAATCACACACTCCATATATTGATGGTTTGCAGGATATTTCATTCTTTCTTTTGCTTCTGCGACAACTTTATCCGCATCAATCAATCTTCCATGCCCTTTCGGAAGTTGAGTACCAACACTAATTATTTCATGTAAAAATGGTATATGCTCAAAGGTGTTGACTTTTGTTCTAACCTCTTCTTTTATATCCATATATATTTCTTCCGGTATATCAATTACTATCTGCATCAGCGTTTACCTCCTCCATCTTTGCACCACATTCATAACAATAGTTCATCCAAGCCCTACCACGATTACCACAGCAACTACAATCAGCACTATTTGTAGATCCGTCTACATTTATCCACTTCCCTGGCTCACGCTCCGGCTCGACAGATGGCAATCGCTTAATTCGTTGTAACCATGTTTGCCTAACTTCCCCAATCGCTTCGCAAACTTCTTCAAGTTCCACTTCTGACAAATCACTATCAGAAAAATCAAATCCAATAGTTTCGATTGCATCTATCGCCGCCTGTCTGCTGATTAAGTCCCCGTCATTTGTGTCGGTAACATTGAGCGACTTTAGATTGTTGCAGATTGCTTTATTGACTTCTAATAGGAGTTTGTCTTTATCGGACATAGGTACTTCTTCATCATCCTCGCATATATCAAAAAATTGATATATTGTTTTGTGAATTACATCTAGTATTTCTTTCATTCCTTATCCTCACTTTCTGTCTGTGCGTCAAAATCTTCACCATAAATAACTTTTCCATTTAGCACAACCTTTTCGCATTGATACCAGTCGTTTCTTGTTTTCAGCATCATACAGTTTAAGTGTGGATTGTACGGATCGTCATCTGCTTCTAACTCATAATTTTTAATTGACATTCCTTTGTATATATACTTAAAATTTGCATAAATACAATCCCCAAAAGGAATAACATTCTTTTCGTGCTTGCCCTCGTTAAACATTTTGCATCCCATATCTCCTGCACACTGCGTATGACATTGCATACAGTAATCACCGCCCATACACTCACAATATCCTTCACGATAAATAATTTCAATCTCAGCCATATTTATTCCTCCGGTAAATCAAATTTATTTCTTTGTGCGACTTCTACTATACCAATACCGTGCAGTAGTGCCGAACTGTATGTGTTTTACTATCTTCGATATAAATTCCCATACTTATTCCTCGCTCCTGTCTATTCATACTTCATCTGCCACGCATCTGGTTCATTCATCCAATCATCTTCATGTTTTACAATAGGTTTCCACTTTGATATAAAATCTGAATATGCTTGTTTTGTATTCTCTTTAGGAAGTTCAACGCACATCCTTTGTGCTAAATACTTGGCATATTTAACTTGTCTTTCTGTTGGCTTCATACATCCTCACTTTCTGACTTGTACTTGTCGATAATTGCTAACACATCAGCCTTGTATATATCATTCGCATTTAAGGATATAGTCGGCATTTGTATTATCTCGCCTCTTATCTTGTCAAGCATATCTTTAGAAATATAATTCTGCTTTATATTCTTTACCGCTTCTTGAATAGCTTCATCAATAAATTTTTTAGGGAGTTTCAGTTCCATATCATTCCTCACTTTCATGTGACTCAACCTTGCACCCCTGTTTTTCCAACAATTCCAATTTTGCAAGAGCTAAACCGATAGACGTTGCAGTTCCGTATGGCAGGTTTTTCTGTATCATAGAAAAATCCTCTTGTGCTATCTCTGACATATTATCATTCCAATCAAACGGCTTTGATATGATCTCACTCATTCCTTATCCTCACTTTCTTTAGCGATAAAGAACTCACAATTATTTCTGCATATACCGGACTGCATTACACATCGTTCATTAGCACACTGATTGCATAAATTGGTAGTTTCCTCACTTTCTGCCTTGTATGGTTCGGGCAATGGCATCCATGCTGTTATTTCAATATCATCGTCGATAATATCATCGTAATTATGGCTATATTCTGCAAGAATATCGGTGCATAATGTAGACCACCAATACCATTGTCCATTGAAGTACACGCCTGTTGCTGTAAATGGCTTATCCTTGATATCCGCATAATAACTTTCGGGATTATGATTTACCCACGTAATATTTACAGGCTCTAATTCTTTTGGCAACCTCTCACTAACAGGAATCCATCTTGTTTGCTCTAATGCTTTGATAATTTCATCAGCTTCTTCACCGCTTAAAACATCGTATAAATAACCTTTTGTTCTTCTCCATGCTTCTTCTCTTGTCATTCCTCATCCTCCCACCATCTATCCTCTTCCCAATCAGGGCACTCTTTCTCTTCGTCTTCGTCTAACAGCAAACAGACATCGCATTCGTAAAAATGCTGTCCTCCGTCATAGTCCTGCGTCAGATGTCTGCACGTTTCGCATTGATTATTTATCCCGTTCATTCGGCATCCTCCTCCAAAGTCATTGCTCCCAGATTGATTAGCACCCAAAGTGGTGTATCCATGATCTTAGCGTCCCTGTGTGCTTTTATCCATTCCCTCGTCTTATCCGGGTTTATTTCCAAAGATAGTCTCACTTTATCGTCCATCTAGCTCCTCCTTATTGTTCACGTCACCTTTCAGCAGGTCATCAATGGACACGTTGAACAACTCGCTTATCTCCATGACTAAAGACGTATGAGGATAAAATTCACCCTTTTCCCATTTCTTAACAGCAGACGGGTGTACGTTGAGTTTCTTTGCCATTCTTTCCTGTGTCCATCCCCGACTCTTTCGGAGTGCCTTTATATTCTTTCTAAACTTATCCATTCAGTTCCTCCTTCAGTTGTTCGATTTCCTTGTCAATCATCCCAATCTCACGGATAAGCCCCTGTCGCTTCTGCGTCCGTTCTTGGATCTGATACCGGATGCATCTTCCTCTTGCCTCTTCCTGCGCCCGGAGCTTTGCCTTTCGCATCTCGCACTCCGGGCACAATCTGTTGATGTATTGTCGACAGAGCTTTCCACATCCTTGGCATTTCCCCATCCTCACATACAGGCCATGATCCTTCAGTATCTCGATGATCGTCTCTTTATCCGTGTCGGTCAGCTCTGCAAGGATGGAGATTTGCATTTTCTTGTTTTGGGATAATTTGAAGGAAGTGCAGATTTCCGCATCGTCCATTCCATCACCTCTGCATCAGCAGATCAATAAGTTCTTCCTTGCTCTTGTCTTCAAGAAACTCCTTCTCCACCACATCCAACCGCTCAATGATGCAGGACTCTACAAACCTTGTGCGGTTCTGATTCGTCTCCCGGCAGTACCTTGTCAGCCGTTCTGCAATCTCACGTTTGAGATGGATACTAAGTGATCCATCCTTAGACTTTGTGTGCCTATAGTTTTCTTCTTTTCTTGTCCTCATTTATTCCTCCTCTGGAAATCTTATCTTTGTCACCGCAATCGGAAATTCCTCTATCTCACTTGCCCACACAGGATCGCATCCGGCACGGCTGAACACTAACGGAAATCCACCTATGCCATCAAACAGGCTTGCCATTGTCGGATGTTCCACTCCGTCCTGTTTAAGCTGCGCAACCATTCTCTTTGCCAACCATTCCCAAAACGGGAGTGCTATCGAGTTTCCGAGAGCCTTATACCTTGGTGCATCTGACTCACCCTTATGTACTCTCCCCTTGGAGTCTATCCAATCTCCAATGTCAGTCCATCCGTCCGGGAAACCTTGGAGTCTTTCACATTCAAGTGGAGTAAGTCTTCTCACGATATATTCTTCTGTCATTTTCAAACTCCTTTCAATGACCATTGGAACATTGCCGCCACCTGTCCCATAATGTGCCTGCACCGTCTCACATATATCTCCAAACGGTTCATAGCCGTGTCTTCGGCTCGCATCATATACTGTCTGAGGGTGGGCTATTTCTCGAGATACAACAACTTGTGGGTTCTTATAGTCACGGCTTCTCAATGTGAAAGCCACCCCCCCTCGTCAACCTTTGGTGTCATCTCGTCTGTAAGGCTGTATAATGCACTTTCCATCTTCGACATATTGCTTTCCTACTCCTTTGTAGTCTCTTGCGCATAATGCTCCAACTGTCTCGTTAGTACCCCCCCGGTCCTTTCGATACGATTGTCTGAGCCACATCCTCTTGGACAGAGAAGTCATACTGAGCATTTTCGCCTTGGTTAAAAGAGGCTCTGTCGATTGCTATACATACGCCGTTCTGATAGCCCGGATTCGTCCCGTTCGTGAGTGTGTTGGATATTCCATCGTCCCTGTAGCATTGACTCTCTGCTTTCCGCTGTGGATAGAATGATCCGACAACAGGCTCTGGGCAAACCATCGCAACTCCGTGGCGTTCTGTGCTATTCAATGTGTACATGGTCTCCGATTCGGAATAGCCGTCTCCTTTGTGGCTCGGTCTGCTCCCGTTTCCCTCTATCACACAAGGAATATGGTGAGGATCTGTTGCCGCACCTGTCACAGACATAGTCACATCACCCGTTGTGGTTTGGTTGTATGCGTCAACCCCTTGGACTACACATTTGCTTGTCTCTCCAACGCATCCTTCAACATCTGTGGCAATTTCTTTCCTCTCTTCTCCGCTCTCCTCAGAATCCCTTGACAGGCTTTTGCGCTCAAACAGTATTTCGGGTGCGCCCCCCCCTCTAAAATCTGCGACAAGCGAGATTCTTTTTCTCCGTTGGGGCACTCCCCAAAACTGTGCATCGTGTACTCGCCAAGCAATGCTCCACCCATCTCCCATGATGCATCCGCTTGGTGGCCATTTCTCAAGTCGAGGAATGCTGGCATCCCTTTCGGCCACTTTTGCGGTCTCTTCGAGGACGGCTTGGAAGTCTGCTCCGCCGTTGCTTGAGAAAGCTCCGGGGACATTTTCCCAGACCATATATCGAGGTCGAATATCGACATTTGCTCTCCTACATTCATCATGCATCTCCTTTATCACTCTGATTTGATCCATAAAGAGTCCACTCCGCTGCCCGGCAAGACCCTCTCTTTTTCCTGCCACGGATAAGTCTTGACAAGGTGAGCCACCAACGATCACATCAACGATGGGGACTTCGTGCCCGTTTATCTTTGTAATATCTCCAAGGTGTTTCATTCTGCCTCCTTACCAATCTGTATAAACGTCTATTGTCCCGTGGCTACATCCGCAATCGTATACCTTTCCCGGCCCTACACTCGTCATCACAATCGAGTAAAAGGGCAGATCACTACTTGCTACGCACACATACCCGTCTTTATCCCGGATCGTTCCGTCTTCGGCTATATGCTTTCCAGGAATATCCACGGCGGTTACGGTCTGTCCCGGTTCATGGATGGAATACCACGTTTCCCGGTGCCCGTTGAAGTACACAACCCCGTTGGAACGTGTCAGATGGTTTTCCGTGATGTGGTAGGTTGCTGAATACTGAAGTTCCACCCATCCATACCCGTTCTCGTCCACTTCCCCGGTACTTTCTTCGGTCTTTTCCTCGGTCTGCTTTTTCAGCTTCAGAACGGTCACTTCGTTCGGTTCATCCGTCACCTTTGTTTCAAATACCTCTGTCGCTCGTTCTGTGGCTTTTTCAGACGTTTTTATTTCGTCCGTGACAATTTCCTCATGCTTGATAGGATTGTCCCTTAAATCGGCTTGTATTTCGTCACTATATACTTCCAACGCAAGGACTACTATTGTGAGGATCGTCAGTAAAACAATATGCTTATCTTTCATCTGTCCTCCAATCTGTACCGGGCAATCCTCGTCTTTTCTCCGTATCGGTTCTCCACGGCTACCATATCTTTCACGATGGGATATTTCTGCGCCCGTAGGTCTGCTATCCGGGATGCTAAACGCATGATGCCTAAATCTCGCATTGCTTCAAGAGCCGTTATTGATCCAAAATCCCGGAGATACTCTAAGACTTTCTCTTCCTGTGTCATGCTCGCTTTATCCTTTCCGCAGATAATCTATCGATCTCGTCAAGGTCATCTGCTAAATTGCCCTCAATAAAGTCATTCTGTACCTGTTGCTTGGTATTATTCCCCCGGGAATTTTTCTCCCATGTACGGACAGCCGCTTTCCAATCCCTCATTTTGTTTTTTCCGACCATCCATCCCTTTGAGGAATAAAAGTTCACAAACTGTTCTGCATCAACTACGTTTTTTCTCTCCCGGCAATACTGTTTCACATCGTCCACCGAAGGTGGAACGAACCCATATGGTTTTTTATTTGCATTAGCATTTACATTAGCATTAGCATTTACATTTACATTTACATTAGGTTTTGGTTCGGTTTCGGTTCGGTTTTCATTTTCAAAAACCATTGGTTTTGGTTCGGTTTCGGTTCGGTTTTTTTCTTCTGAAACCATAGGTTTTTTTATTCCTCTTGGTCTGCCTCCCTTTTTCCCGTTTTCCTTGCGACTATTGTTTGCATCAATCTGTGGTTTTATTAACAGGAAAACAACCTTCTCAATACCGTTCAGTTTAGTTTCTTCACCCTCCAAACCATACTTACAGATTGCCGTGAATACATTTAACTGATTTTCTACCGGGAGTTCTCGTATTGCTTCGTAAAAGCTCCGATAAAATATCATTGATTCATATTTCATTTCTGCTTTGCCTCCTCGTATAAATCAAGGAAATCTTCAAGTTCCAGAGTGCAGAGCCATTTCTTGCGGTTTCGCTTGTGGAAGACAACCGGGATCTCCATCGGCCTTGCATCCGTCCGGCTCTGTTGCATTGCCGTTTCGATGTTCAAACTCTCCACCCTCTTGACTTCGATATGGACTCCCGGGAGACCTACCACGTCAGCATCACCATTTGCCCCACAGTATTGCTCTCCTCTCCGTGCCTCATATCCCCGGTCACGGAGGATGTGCGCTATCTCGAGTTCTCCTCTCTTCCCTTTTTGTTTGCTGTTCATCGTCTGTGGCTCCTTTGCATCCTCATCCATATGGTCTGTTTCTGCTTGGCAATGGTGGACTCAACAAGTTCATATGCCTCTTCCCGTTTCTTCGCCTCCTGCGCTTTGGCCTTTTCCGCTTGGTATACCTCGCATCTATCATGACAGGCCTGGAAACGATCCGGGCAATCTCTACAACACGTTATCTTCATCCACCGTCCTCCAAATATGACTTTCCGAATACCGCTCTAAACTCTTCCCGGCTGTGGGTCTGCTCAAAAGCTCGCTGTGCCGCACACTTGAGAGTCATGTCTCTGTGGTGTCCGTACTTGCCGTGGACTCCGTTAGTCCCTCTGTGGCACTCTGGGCACAACCTCACCCATAAGCCGTATTTGTCTGCCTGTGATCGGTTAGCCGTCCCGTGAATACAATGGTGTACATCAAGGTCTCCCGTCCTTCCACAAATCCAACACTCAAACTCGTTTCCTCCGTCAATGATTGACTTAGTTCTACCTTTCACCTTCTCTATACTTATCCTTTCTGCCCTTATGTTTTATTTCTATGTTCAAATATCCGTTATCGGATAATTTAATTAGGTAGTCCCCAAACATTCTTAAGGCTTCTCTAAGTTCCCACTCGTGCATAGTTTCTCTTGCACCACATGTTTCCAACCATATTTTTTCATCGTCAAATGTTATTAGAAAAGCGGTTGTGCTTCTCTTTCCTTCGCTTTTCGGCACAATAAAGCAATGCCTCCTGTCATCGGTCGGATCATCCAAGTGTGGGTCACCGTAATACAATGTCTTCTTATGGTTTATGGGTGCCTTATAGCAATCTTTTATCATCTGATCGAATTTATCCTTTTTTACATTCATAGTATTGTTTCTAAATAACATATCATCCCTCCTTTGGAGTCCATTTTGAAATCATTTGTTCCAATTCCCTCGGTGTCAGAGTCTCGACTCCTACCGCCTTGGCCTCTTGTACCATCCAGTCAATCAACCGGGACATTTCTTTGCTATCGTATGTGTGGCTACCTCTCATGACGTAATAGACCCGATACAGTTTCCCGTTGTCCAAAACCCTTGTTGCCATTGTCGGGTGTAAATGGAGACCTTGTATCTTTCGCCAATCAATATCGTCTCTGAGAATGATCGTCCCCATGTCTATGTCCGTCTGCCCGTAGTCGGATATGATTTGATTTTTTACCTCTGTGAGACTCTGAGAGGTCTTTTCAGCCACTTTCTGACATAAGACATGGAAATATGCATTTGCCGACAAAGACCGCTTATTTCGCTTTTCTACGCATTCGTAAACTTTGTCTTCCGGCTGACTCATGAGCCACACCACGATCTGTTCTCTCTTACCTACCATACAGTTCACCTACGATCGGAACGGGAGGTCTGCCTCAATCCCCTCCGGGATCGCAAGAAACTCGTCTTCCTTCTGCTTCGGCTGTTCCTCGGTCTTCGGCTGTCCATCAGTCTGCTTGCTTTCCGCAAACTCCATCTCGTCTACCATGATCTGCGTGGAGTAGACCTTTTCTCCGTTCTTATTGGTGTAATTGTCATTCTGTATGCGCCCTGTCAGCGCAATCTTTGTGCCCTTCTTCAGATACTTCTCGGCAAACTCTCCGAGCTTTCCAAATGCCGTGCAGGTAAAGAAATCTGCGCTTGTTTCTCCATCTTTTGCAAATCTCCTGTCTACTGCTAACGTGAATCTTGCAACCGCCATATGCTCTCCATTACGGCTCTGGGTGTATCTCACCTCGGGGTCTCTCACCAACCGACCCATCATGATTACCTTGTTCATTCTCTTTCCTCCATATGCTTTCCTGTTCTTGGCAGAATCCGAACTCGTCTACATCCTTCGCATCACAGGTTGCCGGATGCTTTTTACAGGTGAGACACTGTGCCAATCTCATGTTGCTCATTTATTTCCTCCGTTTATCAGTTCGGACAACTGTGATACCGTCATATCTTCGAGTTTCTTCAGCCCAAAGTGGCGTAAAATGTTGTCCACCTGCTCTGGCTTCGGATACTTTTTAACAAGTCCCTTTAACTGTGCCTCGGTGATCCTCTCAGCCCCTCTTGTCTGTATGTAGTTCTCGTCTGTATCCGCATCCTTGGTGTCATCAATCAGGAAGAGACCATTAAGGCAATACTTCCGGGCATAAGATGATGCCGTGCCCGTCACCTGTGCTTCGTCCATCCCCTTCTTCTCGGCAGGTTCCCTTGCATATGCCGTGTTCGTATAACAGTTCTCACCGCATCGGAGTGTTGCGACGGCCTTGACATAGACTCTCCCACCAATCTCCACTATTTCATCGGATATGGTAAGCACCGCATCATACTTGACAAGCAACGGCTTTACCGCTTCCAGAATGTCCTCACATGACCTGTACTTGTATTTGCCGAAGCTGTTATATTGACCCTTTGGAGCCTTTAACTCGCTCTGGATTTTTAATAGACTCATTCTTCTTCCCCCCATTTCACTTCGCTGTTACTGTAATGCTTAACCACCTTGGTGAGCTTGTGACCGAGTGCGTCCTCGACATCTGCCAAGTCACTCTCGTTGTTGTAGTCGCTAATCAAAGCAACCTTGTGGAGTTCGCTATTTCCATCGACAGTTACCAAATCCCCGACATTGATATAACTGTCATGGGGAGCAAGCGCCATCATGCAACCGCCATCCTCTGAAAATGCAACTAAAATCTTATAAGTCATAATTTTTCCTCCCTTTTAATCGTGTTTAACAAAACCTTGAAGCAATACCTTATCGCTCCATCTGTAAGTGGTTACCATTTCCAAATCTTCCGCCATGCTCTCATCTTCCCATTCATCCCAGATGGCAAGGGCAACCTTTTTCCCTTGTGGAAATTCTTTGAGAGTCTTAATCAATTCCCTTACCGTCATCTCTCCTCACCTCCGTCCGATCCAGATCCCTTTCGTCCTTTACGTGGAGGACATACCCCATAAAGGCGATAACCACGGCTATAACGATCTGCACAATCCCCTGTTTGAGCGTTATTCTGTCAATTTCAACCGCTCCCATCGTTCCGTAGCTAAGGATAAAGGCGCACATCCACAGTACATATTTCATCTTCTCTTCCTCCTCGTTAGATAGTCTTCAAAGTCTTCCTCGTTGATTTCCAACCGCCCACACCTTTTCACAGCTCTGGGATAATCCCCGGTCTTCTCCATCTCCCGGACAATCCGTGATATGGTGTCTGGCTTTACATCGTGTTTCTGGGCTAACATTTCCCGGTAAACGTACATCAGACCACCGCCTCTTCAGTTTGCGACTTCCTCCACTTCGCAAGAGCCTCCGTATTTTTCGTGTAGTCTCGTTGGGGAATTAGATTTCTAAACGAAACCAATCTTTTGGGACAAATATATGTCTTTGATACAATCTCTCCCGAAACTGTGTTCGTGGACTTGATTTTCCAAAACTCCGGGTTCTCCTTAACTTTTCTGTCCAATTTCGTCATAGTGGTGGAATCGGATGTATAAATCTCTGCGTATTCGTCACCACGCATCCATGAGATATGGGTTTCCTGTTCTTCGATAATCACAGACATCATTTCACCTCCTGTTCAGTTTTGCTTAATTCGTAAGGCACAAAAATATAGTCCATCGGAATCCCGGACTTTTCAGACAGAATGCGTAAAACGCTTACGGGTGGCTCTGTCTTTCCGTTCTCCCATGCATTTACGGTCTCTGTTCTGACACCGCAAAGCCCGGCAAACTCTCTCTGCGTGAGTCCTGCATTGACTCTCGCCGCCGCCATCTTGATCTTCATTTGCTTTTTCCTCCTTCCTGTCGAAAACCGACAATTAAATAATAATTCAGTTTCACTTAATTGTCAATACATAAATTTAGTTTTTCTTAATTTTGTTTGCGTATGGTGTCAAAAGGGTTTATAATAAACGATAAAGAACAAACGTAGACAAACGTAGACAAACGTAGACAAAAGGAAAGAGGGTGGCAGAATGGATGAACAAAAAAGAATAGTCGCCATGAACCTATCCCGTTTGATTGCGGAGAGCGGAAAGACACAAGCGCAAGTAGCTGACGATCTCGGAATTAGCAGACCATCCATGAATATGTGGGTGAACGGTGTCACGATGCCTCGTGCAGGAAAAGTACAGATGTTAGCTGACTACTTCGGTGTAGGAAAGTCCATGATAGTAGAGCCATATGATTCTACCGGAGCAATGGAGTCTATGATAAGGCGAATTGCAGAGTACACCTGCCGATTGAATACGGACGGTCTGAAGAAACTTGCAGAACGGGCAGACGAATTGTCACAGTTGGAGAAGTACAGGAAGGAGGAAGACAATGTGGATTGAGAAAACAAAAACAGGCTACCGCTTATGTGATCGCATTAAAATTGACGGGAAGACGCACCGGGTAACAGTGCCACTTGAAAAAGATACCCCACAAGCACGTAGAAGGGCAAATGAGGCACTTTTAGAAAAGATTAAGGGAATTGAGCATACAGACGAGGAAATGCCCTTAAATCGCCTTGTAACGCTTTACTTGCAGAAAAAGGTGTGCAAGGAGTCCACCCGGGCAACCTGCGCCAATGCGCTGAAGGTGATTTGTGAAGCCTTGGAGAACTGTCCAATAAATCCGACAGCGATAAACCGGGCATTGATGGAATCTGACAAATCCCCACGGACGATCAATACATATCTTGTTGTATTTCGGACATTCCTCCGTTGGTGCTATCAATATGGCTACATCAAAGAGGATATTTCCGGGAGAATCGCCAATCTGCCATGCAAGAAGGAAAAAGTGTCATCCGATATGAAGTATCTGGAACCATCGGAGTTGAAGGATGTCCTGTCACAGCTCCACGGGATGTACTACTACCTGTTTTCTTTCCTTGCCCTTACCGGGTGCCGGATCGGGGAAGCCGCCGCCCTCACAATGGAGGATATAGGGGAGAAGTATATTTCCATCACAAAGACCGACTCCGGGCACGGAATCACAGAGCCAAAGACAGAGACTTCCACACGGGAGATATTCATTCAGCCGGAGCTTGCGGCACTCATTAAGGAATACAAAAAATGGAGGATGCGGTTTATCATGTCAAAGGGAATCAGAACCGATTTGGTATTTTTTACGAACAATGGAAACCATATGCATAGAAACATTGCAGAAAGTGCCTTGCGTCGCATAAGGTCAGAGAAGCACCTCCATCCTCACATCTTCCGGCATACCCATGTGGCATTATTGGCAGAACAGGGAATCCCCCTTGAAGCTATCGCAAGGAGAATTGGGCATGAGGGCACCGGGATCACCAAAGCAATCTATTATCACGTTACCGCAAAGCAGAGGGAGAAGGACGAAAAAGCCATCGGGAAAGTCAAAATTTTGTGACTTTTGCCCCATTTTTGCCCCTCCAACCCACGGAAACCCCATGAAATATGGGAAAGTGACAATCCCGATCGTTTTGCAACATAGCGACTTGATTATATCACAAAATGCGTAAAGTCCTTTATTTATAAGGGATTTTATGAAATATTAGTTGAAAAAGTAAGAGGCAGAAATTCTCAAAAATGGAAATTTCTGCCCCTTTTTTGCCCCTACAGACGATCCATAGTGGCATTGTATAATTTTGGTGATAACACCTGCAAGGTATCCATCAGTTCGTCTATCACAGAGAGGACATAGGATATATCTTTTCCTCGGATCGCATCTGAAAATGCACTGCCGCTATCATAACTTACTTGCCCGGTTGGTTCGGATGCGAAAGAGTAGTTCGGTTCTTCCTTCATGTGATCCAGAATCGCATAATAGGATGCCAACTTGATACAGGTGTTAGCGTTTGGATTCCTCGTACCTTGACATTCCGCAATGGCTTCTTTTAGGTCTTTCTCGGTAATCATCGTTCCATGTCCGAAATGAGTCTACGCATCCGCTGTTTGGTGCGGTCATCGTGCGTATCGTCCATTACTTCACGGAGTTCGGATACGAGTCTTGCATCTCTGGAATATCTGCCCATGGAATCCCTCTTTGCATAGGAGCGCCCGGAATAATCCCCACCCATCGCCATGATGGTATCTATGGATTTGATGGAGTGCGTCAGTTTGTCCACCACATCAAGTGATCCGGCAGACAGTTCGCCTTTCTTTGCTACCTTATCAAGCTCTGCACAGAGCATTTCTCTTAATTCGTACATCTTTTCCATGTTATCCTCCTTTCTTAGGCTATGCGATCAATCACAAGGTTTGCGTTTTGCACGTTTATGATCGGTGTCGGAACCTCGGCAGAATCCGTGGCCTGTACATATCTCACCGACAGACTAAAGCAACATCCCTTCGGGACGGTTATGATTGCCGTTGAGGTCACATTCCCATAGGTATCAACCGCCGCCGGAGTGTAGATCGCTCTGCTTGTAAGTCTCGGCTCTCCGTTTACTGTGATAGCCACAGCAATAGGAGTCACCGCACCATCTGGAATCGCAATGTTCCCATTAAAGGTCACTCTGTAACGAGCAAAGCAATTAGGAGTTTTCCCACGGAGAATAAAAATTCCGGTGCCATCCTCATGGAAAACATTTCCATTTGGGCATGAAATAGAATCAGAGAACAGAACAGGACTGTTAAGAGCCACCGCCTGTTCCGCATTCTGTAGATATTCTGCCATCGGATCACCTCCTAAAACTGATTGCATCCGCACCCGTTGTTGCAGGTGAAGATCGGAGTGCGCCCATAGACCGGAGTGGAAGGAACCGGGCAGTTGGAAAGCCTGTTGTACAGAGCATCCACCTCATTGGAAAGCCCCTGTGCGATAAATGCATTCTGCGCTGTCTGGGACTCTTTCAGAGTTGCCATGTTCAGCTGATTCTGAAGTTCGGAGATGCGATCATTCTTTGCTTCGACCTGTGCCTTTACTCCATCCAGTTCAAGCTGACACAGTTTGTCAAGCACCGCCTGTGTGCTTCTCGTCTGGGAGTCGATGATGTCTCTTGTATTCTGCATAGCCTGTGTCCGGTCTGCACAATTTTCCTGTGCTACCGTGTACTTCAGATCGGCAATGCCTGCCCGGTTCTCACAGCAACAATTCTGAAGGGCACTCTGAATACCGAACATCTGATTCATGTTTGCCATCTGCCGGGAGTTTTCCGCAATCTCGGCCTGTGAGAAGCCGTTGTTTACTGTCGCATTTACTCCGGCGAATCCATTGCAGAGAGAGTTCTGTACATCCCCAAAGCCTGTGGTTACGGAGTTCTGCAAGGATGAGATTGCGCTATTCGTAGCCGCATTCTGAAATCCTCCGTTGGTGATCCCGGCTTGGTTCATCCACGGATACAGGCCGTCACAGCCAAATCCTCCGAATCCGTTTCCCCATCCACCTCCGGCGAACAGGAGGAGCAGGAGAATCCACCATCCATTCCCACCGAATCCCATATCGTTTCCATTTCCGTACATGGGAGTCACGGGCATAACCATACTGTCATCTGTTAATGCCATTTCTTTTACCTCCTAAAGAATTTTTTATTCATAAAGGTGCGCACCTCTATTTGCTGAAAATGTTTCTCATTTGATTTATCTGCTGAATCTGCGCCTGTGACACCTGCCCGGTCTGGACAAGGTGATTAAGAATCTTATTAGGGTCATTAAGATTTGCCGGGAGATTGTATCTCCTCTGAAGCATTGCCATGATTGTCTGAATATTCATCTTTCGTTCCTCCAAAAATAGCTCACTGTCTCGTGGGAAGAATCCCACGCATCATAAAGTGTTCCATCCTGTACACAGGCCGCATGAGTTCCCGTACCGACAACATATGTCCCAGTCGGATGATCCCGGCAGAAATCCTCTATGGTGTAGCAATCCGAACATGGAATCTCTGACCGGATAAAGCCCCTCATGCGTAATGGAGCACTCCACACGTTGTCGGATGATGGCATATCTCCGAGCCGGAACCCATGCACCACGGTTTCCGCATACGCTCTGTCCCACGATATGCCGAGTGCCTTTGTGAGTGCCCGGAGGGTGCAATCCCCTACGCTCTTGTGATATGGATTTGGATTGTAATACTGATACATGACGCACCTCCTACCCTCAATTTTGCACAAAAAAAGAGCCATCCACGAGCAAGTGAATGACTCTCTTTCGTCTATATTTTGTTTATTTATTGGCTATATCTGCCTTGATTAGTTCCCGGATGTATTTCTGCACGTTCCCAACCGACTCCAACTTGGCTATTACCTCAGCGTCCGTGCCCTTGTTGAATTTCAGATGGAAGTGCCGTGCCATCTTTGCATCGTATCTGGCTTGCTTCGTATCTTTCATGCTCTCATTCTTCCTCTCTTCCTCCCCGTATAGCCGTTAGGTCAGCTTCTTAGCTGTTAGCACTTTGCAAAATAGAAGTCTATTCCCATTCTCATCAGTTCACGTATTTTTGTTAATGCTTCGTAACTCAACCGTTCGTCAACCAATTTGAAAGCAGTATCAAATCCCCATTCATCCTCATTCGTCCACTTGTTCTCAAAAATGAAGTGCTCCCCTCTGCCACACCAATCGGCTTCGTATCGAATGCGGCACTCGAGTCTCGGTTCGTCCGGGTCGATAATTTCGGATTCATAAATCTGCTCCGCATTTGGCATACCGTCTATCATTCTCTCGATTGTGTCCTTGTCTGGAGCGCAAACCTCTAAAACAACCTTGAAATACTTCTCGTCCATATTTTCCTCTCTTTCTCCCCGTCTTGCCGATAGGACAGCTGTTGAATTACATATCCTCAAAACACATTCCTGCCCGGTTCTCGTCCATTCCCGATGCTATACACCGGGCATATCTCTGGTTGACTCTCCATATTACCATTTCTTTGATTTCCCCAAACTCCTTGCCAGTCACCTTTCCGCTTTTGGCTGTCCATTCAAGTCTCTCTGCATCCTCCCGGAGCTGTTGCAGGTCATCATAATCATTGATCTGTCTGCCACAGATTTCAAGAGGAAACTGAAGCTTTCCTTCTTCGATGTCATACTCGATACACATTAGCCTGTCCTGCATACTCTCAATGTTGAAAATCCAACTTTGCTTTATCCAATACTTTCTTTCCATGCTTCCTCCTTCTGCCGGGGAAACCGCCTCGGCTCGGTCTTTGAAATAGTATGTATTACTTACCTTGTAAATACTATAACATAGGTGTTACCTACTGTCAAGCACTTTTCCACAAAAAAAGAACCGCCTGCCGGGGACTACAGACGGTTCTAACGAGAAGGAAGCTATTATAAATGCCGAAACAATTTGTCTTGGCACTTATAAACTATGTTTTTGATCTGTTGGGTGGATAGGTCAAACTCTTCTGCCAATTTCTCATAGGTGAGTCCATCCAACAGCCTACGCTTCAGAATGTATCTGTTTCTCTCGTTCAGAATCCATTCATCAATCGCATTTCCAATTTCAGACCGGGAATAATCTTTCATTTCCTTTTCCTTACTCTGACTCTACGGGTTACTGTCTTCTTCCCGGTTGATCGTGTCCGGGACTTCGTACGGGTTATCGTTGTCTTCACTCTCAGATGCGCCATTTTCTATACTGCCTCCATTCTTGATATAATTGACATTACCACTCTCATTATCCATGTCTACCTCATCTGTCATGGTGGTAGTTTCCACATAGTCATACTGCATCCATGCCCATAACCACAGGGCATTTGATGCGAATATGAGTACCACCGCTATTACAAGGGCAATCACAAGCCGTTTGATATGCCTTTCATTTCGTGCCATCTGCCCTTCAAAGGCTATGTACGGGATCTTCTCTTCCATACTCCCTCCTACTGTACGTATCGGTCTCCGTTGTAGTGTGCCGCCACCCAATTACCATCGGAAATCTGCATCCATGTGTCTTTGCCGACTGTTTTGAGATCCTTGCATACAATAGACGTACCGTAAGACAGAACCTTCACCTTATTGTAGATTGTGGCGGTTGTGGGAGTATTTCTTTCCCAAAGGCCTGCCTTTGCAATGACTTTGTAGGTCTTGCCGACTGTATACCCGTCTAATGTCTTCTGGTCTGCACTTCCAACGTACCGATCACCATTCTCGATGCAGCACACCCAACCTTCCGCCGGAGACTTAATGCGCATCCATGTGTTGCCCTTGGAGTCATGCGTCAATGCTTCACACGTAAACTCCGTCCCGGGATTCAATTCAGTCACGATCTTGGATGACTGGGAAACCTCTGCCTTTATTCTGACATTCAGAGTGTCCTTGCAGATGACTTTGTATCTCTCTCCGACTGTATAGCCGTCCATCGTCTTCGGATCGGGAACAGGCTCGTCTCCTGCCGCCGAATAATCGGGATAACCAAAGCCGTAAATTCCCCATGACTTAGTATCGTAATTCTTTCGGATTTCTCTCGTTGCAACAGAATCGGAGTTTCTCCCGGAATTACCTTCGATTGTGGTGATATAGTCACCGTTCACTTTCCAAACGATCCCGACATGGCAGAGCTGAGACAACCCCTCATACTTATCGTTGTGGTAGAAGACAATATCTCCAACGTGCGGTTCTTTCCCGACTCTGTTTACCTCCATCAGAGAGCGATAAAGGTACTGCACAACAGCCGACATCTTCCCGTACTTGGATGCGTGATTCAACATCTTGCTTGCCATATCAACACCGAATGCGGTCACATATAGCCAATTTACAAAGACCGCACACCAATCGTTCCAGTCCTTTGAGCCATTAAACCATCCCTTGTAGGTGGTGTCCATTTCATGCGCATACTTGTTGTGGTTATCACCATTCGGCTCTTTGTAACCGATCTGTGATACCGCAAGATCAATGAGTTTCTGAATCGCCTGTTCTTTTGTCATATTATCCCTCCTTTTATTGACAAAATAATATCTAATCATAACTATATGAATGTAACTGTCCAGTAACGAAAGCACCGATCCGTGTGAAGGAAACGCTCTTTGTCTTGGTGTTTACGTGTACGATCGTAACTGCTTGTTCAGACTCCGTATTTTCCACCCTCTGTGGTATCTGATACTCTGGATAGTAGATGTGATTATCAAACTTGTCACAGAGTAACGCGACTTGCCGGAATGAATTTTTTACAACGGAGATATAATCCAAGTGCTGATGGCCGCAAAAGTATCCGACTATATGTCCGTTGCAACTTTTGATTGCGTTAATGATCTCGTCAGCATCATCCGATCCATCGTACAGAAAGCAATCGGGGTCTATATCTAAGTGTCCGAGGACAACAAGATTCCAGCTCGCATTCGGGAGAGTGACAGCATCTCTTATCCATGCTAACTGCGTGGAAGTCATGCGATGCCAATCGGTTGTGCTTTCCGATGTGTTGATTATGAGATATCGGATTTTCTTATCGGCATTATCAAAATAGTAATAATACTTGTCTTTATTGCCCGTCACATCCTTTGATGCAATAAAGTCATTATTACAAGCAACCACATCATTGTAATCTAATCCGCCCCAAGATACCCTTTCATGATTGCCAAGAGCAAAATACACCTTGTTGGAGCAGGCTCTCAGCGGATCGGCATACACTTGATAATCCTCTCCGGCATAACTTTGGTCATTGTCTGCCCACAGATGCCCGGATACATCCCCAAGCCAGAAGCAGTTGATACCTGTCCTTTCGACTATATATCTCACTATATTCTGCGAGTGTTGTTTGTTATACACACCGTGCGTATCTGTGATGATGATGAAGCTGTCATAGTCAGACCCAAGGCCGTTAATTTTCCGCACAGCTGATTCTGTCGCAGATTTATACCATGGTACAATCTTATATTCCCAATCAATCGGCTTGATATATGTAGCTGTGACATACATACCCGTTCCTCCGGCATATGCTATCACCTGCCCATTTGTTTTTATGCCAATTCCTCTTCCTCCTCCGTCATAATCCTCGCCTGTCACATACACATCATGAGGAGGACGGAATTTCTCTGGGATAGTTCCTACTGTGGTTTGACTCGTTGGTGTATTGGCACTTTTAACTGCAACTGTCACCATTCCAAGCATCATCTTGTAGCATTTAAGCGCACCACTTTCCCACACTTCAACATCGGCAGATGATCTCGGAAGAGACTCAGAGGATGTTCCTCCACCTCCGCTCTGCTGACTAAGAGCCTCTAATATTTTACTTCTGCCTTGATAATCAATTCCCATTTTCATTATCCTTATTTTTCAGCAAGTCAAGCGCATCTCTTAGTGGCTTCGGGACAATGAGTCCCATTAAAACTGCATTTTCCAAAATGGAAATACCCTCTGACACGATAAATGCAATGCACACCGCATCTTTGATATAGGTGGTCTTGGCGGCAAGGTCTAACCGATAAGCCATGAGGACAAGCAGGAGTGTTACGCACTTCTTACAGAGTCCTTTCCATGCCGCACCACTCTCTAAGCCTCCAGAATCGCTTTTCTTGGACTTTTTGAATACCACCGCACAAATAAGCCCGGTGAGATAATCAATGCCCATAAAGATGCATAACGTGGTCATAGCACTACTCCATCCTCCGAATAGTGTAGTGAGGATCGCTCCTCCGATTCCTGCTGTTCCGCACACTACTAATTCAGCCATTGTTTTCCTCCTAAAATCTTATAGTGTATACAATCTTCATCGTTTTGGTACCATCCTTCACAACAGGAGTTACAAGGTTATTGATGGATGCTATATAGCTCTGTTTCCGATATAGAGATAATGTGCCGTTATAATAGCCAACACCAATCAACGGAGAGTCTGTAGGCGCATACTCCGCAGTGTAATCACCGATTGCATGGAGGTTCTTGCCGTTTGTAATCCGAACATCTGCCTCGGATGTATCATATTCAAGCACTAACGAATTTACACCACAGATAAGCACCCCGTCATTGTCGGCATAGCATACATTCCATCCTGCCACATTTGCGGCTCCATGCCATGAATTTCCTGCACCTCCTACTTCTCCATACGGATTCTCAACCTTGGTAATAACTCCTGTCGAGCGATCAAGCTGATAGATATTGGTCGCATCAACATTGTATAGTGAATCCTTGTATACATATCCATTAACCCACACTATCTTTCCGCCCGTAAAGAACGGATTAAACAGCTCGTAGAGCGTGTCCCCAGAAGTATTGACAAGCACATTTTCTGTCACTGTCCCCGCAACCGGATCGATGTCCCACAAGTACTGTGTGTGACCATTCCCCCATGTTGCAGATGATCCGGTCGGCAGACAGTTCCACACTTCAAGGACAGAATATGTATCTCTTGCGTATAAGTAATCACGGGAGCTTACCATGTTTGCCGGAGCTGGAATGGTAGTCTCTGATAGCTTAACCAAAGATGTTGTGGTTCCCTTCAGATTAACCTTTGATGCCGGGATTCGATACTTGCGGATGATAATGTTCCCGTTTTCAAGGTCAGACAAGTCGACAGTATACAGACTCGAATCGGACAAGCTCACATGGCATACATAACCCTCCGGGATTGTGTATGCAAAAGGTGATCCCTTCAGTAGGGATATTTCTCTCTTCGTGGTGTGTGATTCCTTTGACCTCGCATTACCAAGACCGACATATCCCATGTCCTTTCCCGTAAGACATACGCATGAGATAGTGCCTATGCCCTGTGATGCGGAGTAGTCATATGTCTGGATAAAAGAGCCATCCTGTTGCCATCCAGATTCATTGTTGGAGTACGACCCCAACTCCTCGGGTGTCCCGTCATTGTCGATGTCAAACGAGCCGTTAGCAATCATCGTGTTCCCGGCAGGAAGTGTTACTTTAGTGGCATCCTCTGTAATAGGTTCCGAAAATGCCATGATTCCGCCAAGCAGGTCTTCGACCAAATGATCTCTGTCAACATTCGGCAGATTCATCAATCCACAGTTTCGGAAATACTGTGTGAGCGCATCCGTAATCATGTTGTCATCTTCGTGGACTTCACAGAGCCTCCCAGTACGTGCGTCTCTCAACTCGATGCGTGTGTGTCCTTTTATCTTCATCTTTTCTCCTCCGTAGGTGCATCGTCCTCTGCTTCGTTGTAATCGGGTTTCTCTTCGTACTCTGCGTTCTTTATTTCATCGGGGATTTCTTCCACCGCTGACTTAGAAAGGTTCAGAGAGCGTGTCTGTGATTGCTTAGTGTAACGGATAGTAAAAGCAAGTTTAATCTCGCTTACCGCCCCTATGTTAGAACTGAGAGCAAGTATCCCGAGTCCCTCGCTCTTATATTGCAAGTGTAGATACTGTGAGTTGGTATCGTTTAGGCTGTCACCAACGAGGTAATACCATATATTACTGTACAGATAGTGGGCATAGTGCTTGGTAATCTTCATGATGTTAAGTCCCGAAACATCTATATCCTCGGTATAAGTGGAGCCGGGGCTCACAATATCCCTTGTGTATGTCCTCTCATACAAGTCACTACCATCAACCCACTTGCCTATCTTATGTTCTGTCTCGGAGTATGTGACACCGCTTGCATCCTCGATGAGGTCAACAATCGGCTGAAAGTCCTCTGTGATATACTCCACCTCCATATCTCCCGTACTGCTCTCTATGTGGGTGTAGCCGGAGAGAGATTTGATAGGGAGGTTGGTGGGGGTGACGGATGAGGTGGTGGGGGTGGCAAGTTCATACGCCACTTGTGCTCCTGTTGTCGGTGTGGTTCCGGGTGCATACTCGTCACGGTCACTTATCCACTCACCCGAAAGTGTTTCACCTGCGTAACTTGCAATCATGCCCCACTCCGTTGTGACAGTGCCATTCACCACATCCTCACTCCCTCGGTAGATAGCAGAGGGGTAGGTGGTGGTGTGGGTGGTGCCGACATAAGGCTCGTAATCGGTAAAAGATGACGGTGTGCTAACAGATATATCGTCCTTATATGTGTTACCGTAATCTGACGGCATTGCAAATCGCATATAGTGGGCATTTGTAGGAGGAGTAAAAACTGTATTTGCAGTAATTGTTATTCCACTTTGAGGCAAATATCCTAAATAGTTTTTATTTGCATCGTAAAATCTCGCACGAATATTGCCAATAGGATTGCTCGTAATGATAAAACGATATGATGTTGTGTCGCTAACATCAATGTAATCAACTGTTCTGATTAGATTAGGGTTTCTTTCGTTTTGTCCATCTGCCGCTGAAATATCACCCGTTTCCCAATCTTCATTCCACACATTATGTCCTCTCCTCACCACATCCCCGCTTGAGTATGCCGTTATGGGGCAGATGTTGGAGTAGGGTTCGTATGATGTTGCAACTGTTCCCGCTTCCAACATTAAATCAACTACATCCCACAGATTTACAGAGCCTGCGGATGAGCAAATCATTACATTTTTAGTAGCTGATAATGTAAAGGTAAATGGTGACTGTGTAATTTGTGAGAATGAATAATTATCATCAGGTATTGTAATATATAATTCTATACTTGAGCTTTTTGAAGAATATGAAATAGTATAATCGCCCGGCGCTAATTCAACAGGGGCAAGTCCAGCTCTATATGTAGATGTCCCCGTCACATCACGCATATCAAGTGTAGATTCATCTACCAAGTTCTTCCCTGCTCCACCAACCCACGGCTTATCATACCCATGCAAGTCTTGATTTCCTTGGATGGCGGTTACGCACTTGACAAGCGGAGCATCTGCCCCATCGGTTATCTCGATGGGATTTCCGCTTGCGGTCTTGGTTACGTCTGCACCGCCTTTGTTGGAGAGTTCCTCGCCTAACGTGGTCTGCTCCACCTCCGTAGCATCCCAATTTCCTGCCGCATGATCGACAATGAATCGGTAAAGGTTTCCCTCACGCTCCACAATGTCATCTTTGGCATAGTTTTCCGTCTGGCTGAATGCAGGCGCAAGCATGGTGCGGTTGGAGTGGATAAGTCCATCCACCGTATCCATATTTTGATTGAGAACCGCCACATCGGCTAACTCGCCATAAGACGGTTTTGTAAGACTATAATTCTCCGTGTATGTTGCCATCTTTCCTCCTTACCATGCGTATTCATCTTCGGTGACAGGATTCTGTACACCCTCTGCCGTCCACTTGTAATCTTTGACCGTACCCCATGTGAGGTCTTTGAGTCTGCCCTTGTTGAGATAGAGGGCAGGATAAAATTCATCAACTTCCGGTGTGGTATTGATCGCAATATCATCAATTTCTTCTGTGTATGAAAGCACACTCGGAAGGTTGGTTCCTATCGTGATAGACTCCTCGTAGTCATCAACCACGACAGGCGATGTAGCAATCTGTATCTCCTCAAACTCGTCCTCAACTTCGATGTATCCATCCCACGAGGACGTTGCAGCAAGGCCTTGACCGCTTACTGCGGCATGGATTTCATATCTTCCAATGCTTAGTGTCCCGTGCTCACACTTCATCCTTACTGACAAGCGATTGATAATACCCTCTTCAATGGGGAAGAAATAGAGCAGGTGCATTACATGATCGCCGTCAAGCCACGTTTCCATGGGCATATATTCAAGCTCGACATCATTAAAGACGTATTTAATCCGTCCGATAATATCGTCATAAACAGCTCCCATTACATCAAGGTCTGCATATAGTTTTATCTCGGCTTGGAATATAACCATCGTTGCAAGGAGTGACCCGAAGCGAATATAGATTATTTCCTTCCAGGAGTCGGTGACTTGGATTGGCTTGATATTTTCGAACGTATATATTTGCAGACGATTTGCGATGGAATTGCTCTTCATGATTCCTGCAATCTGCTTGTCCTGCTTTGATCTTGCGTTAGACAGCGACGGGTTTGAGCCATATCCTTCCATACTGTATGCATCATGGAAGGTGTAATCATATGACATCATGCAACCGTTGCACCCGTCACCTATGCCGTCCGGGAATGAAAACTTGTCACCGAGGTCATATGCCGGACTCCCGGCTTTATTTATTGAGAATGGAGTATACTCGATTCTCTGTAATGCCGTCAGTATATTCCCGAGTACTGCATCGAGATTCGGTGTGTTCTGGATAAGCGGATTTGACCCGAGGTTATATGTCAGACCATCATCAATCTCCAATCCCTTGTATCGTGTGGATTGATCCTCAATCTTAACAACCGAAACTCCTGTGTATCTCGTGACGAAATCAGAAAAGGAACCGCCTGTCCATCTGTCCGTTGTCCCGATTTCATCCACAACTTCATTTCCATACAGACGGAGTTCTATCTTTCCGTACCGAGTACACGTAGCGAAGCACCCACAGGTCTGCGCCACCCATGACAGAAGGTCTCGAAATGTCTCCAACTCGTTTTCGGCATAAAGAGTAAAACCTATAATCCCATTTGGGAGCGCACGTATTTCCTGCTCTGATTGAGCCAACTCCACATCACACTCTGACGCAATGTAGGTGAGATAGTCATACGGAGTACCTACAGTTGTAGTTGTGCCAATCTTCTTGTCAAGGTATTCCATGCTGTCATAGGCTTCGACATAGACTCCATCCTCTCTGTGATTAGCCTCGACAACGTGCCATACACCAAGAGGCACACCTTCCCATGTGTTATCCTCTAACAGTAATTCCTCTGTCAGAGTTATGGTCTTCCCTTTCCATTGCCCACGGAGGTTTATATTTCGGAATATGCAGGAAAAGTGCCCCAAATAGACACTCCCGATTAGTACTTCCGATCCTTCAGAGCATTGGTTGTCAATTTTGAGGGAACCATCTGCGACATTGGCCTCTGTGAAATGTGTGGTTCCGATGGTTCCGTTCAGCCTCCGTACCTTATATGGTTTTTTGATCGCTTCCTTGTAAGCGTTGCTGACGTTATACATCTAAAATTCCTCGAGATCAAAACTTATGTCATAGATTCCGTTGGTCACTTCCAAGCTGTCAGAATTGTATACCTCGGCAATCGAAAAATTTGTCATTCGCATTACCTTTGTTATGTATCCATCCTCTTCGATGTCATAGAATCTTACATTTATGCTTGGCTTTCCGCTGAATGAAGCGAGAGTAGCTGTCCAAGTATCAGTGCATCGAAACTGTGCCCGGATTCTCGTCTTTCCGAATCTGATATATTCAACATCATCAGTACCCGCCTCAGTTCGATTCTCAGAAGTAAGATTGGAGTATGTCCGGCTCCACACTCTGTGACGGATCGACAGCTCTGTATCATCAAAATAGATGGGATAATCCTCTTTTAACATAATCTATCCCCTTTGTTTGTTGTATTTGCGGGTGGAATCTGTTACAACCGCACCAACCCTCTTATCACCGACATTGACATTGACGGTTGTGGGCCTGTATCGGTCTGCCATTACATTTCCTGTCCTTACCGCATCATCCTTTGTATAGCCAGACTTCCTATCCTGTACAATACCAGCCGCTCCCACGGCAGCCGAACCCATCTTGCTTGCATCACCAGTAACTTGGTTGATTGTGCCGTAGACAACACCCGAAATCCAATCATCAACGGCTTTCCACGCACTTTTCATACCATCCCAAATCGCGCCAATGATCGTTGCGCCAATCTTGAAAATTCCACCGACAACTCCTGCAATAGCACCCGCTAATGCTTTAATCAAATCCCATGCAAGGCCAAGGAAGTCTCCATTAAGTAGTCCTTCAAATAATTTGCCAATCATATCAAGACCAGCTTGCAGAATCTTTCCGATTGAGTCTGGTGACAAAAGCGCCCCCACAATCGAGACGATAATCTCGGGAATTCTTGCAACCAACTGAGGGATGGCTTTAATCAGTCCTTGTGCAAGTTCTAATATGATCTGAACACCCGTCTCTAATATTTGAGGCAAACCATCAACAATAGTCTGTACTAAATCGGCAAGCGCTTGTACTATTGCTTCAACGATTTTAGGTATGTTCTTTACAATACCCTCAACAAGTTTGAGTACGATATCCTTACCCTTTTGAAGGATCTGTGGGAGACTTGAAACAATCGTCTGAATAAGCGTTGTAACCGCCTGTAAAATTGCATCAACAATCTTATCAAGGTTGTTTACAATCCCCATAGCCAACTTCTCAATGATCGTGAGTCCGGCCATTAGAATCTGCGGGAGATTGTCCGTGACAGCTTGAATTAAAGTATTAAATAATTCGATAACTGTATCGGTCATCTTGGAGCCGTCACCCATGCCGTTTGCAAGCTCTGTGAGGAGTTCGGTTCCCATCTTCCACATCTCCGGGATGAAGGTCTTCAGACCGCTCACAATCGCCTTCAGAATGTCCGGTAGAACCTTTCTGATTGTGGTGACAATCTGCTTTATAAGATTTGGCAAAGTATTGAGAAGTGTTTGTAGGAGTCCCGGAAGGGCATTTACCACACCTTGCACGAGAGAAGCCGCCGCCGATAAGAGACCGGGTAGAAGGTCATCCACGAGTCCCGGGAGTCTTTCCGCAATGATCGGTGCAATCTTCTCCACCATGTTTCCTACACCCTTCAAGGCATTTTCCACCACGGGGATTATGTTCTGCGCAAATACCGTTACCGAATTGATAAGGTTGTCTATCCCGGCTGTCAGCTTTGCGTCATCCCCGGAAGCCATCGCAACCTTTAGGTCTTCCCATGCGGCCTTGGCTGATCCTGCCGAGCCTGTAATGGTTTTGCCTGCTTCATCTGCGGTTGTCCCGGTGATGCCCATTTCGGTCTGTACAACATGGATTGCTTCTACAATGTCAGCATAAGAGTCAATCGCATAGTCGGACATTTTGCCATGCGCTTTGTTGATCTCGTTAGCACGGGCAAGGAGTTCTTTCATTCCCTCTTTGGTTCCGGCATATCCGAGAGCAAGGTTATCAAGCATAGTAAAGTTACCACGGGAGAAGCCCATGTACGCATTCTGCACGGCCTCCATCGTGGTTCCCATCTTGTTTACGTTATCCGACATGTCAATGATGGATTGATCCATCAACTCTGATGCCCTTTTCGTATCTCCACCCAGAGATGTTATCATAGCGGCAGAGGATTGAATCGCCATCTCCATATATTGATTTGCAGAGACTCCGGCATTCGCAAAGGCTTTGGATGCATTATTGAGCATTGCCGGGGCATCTTTGCCGAAAAGGGTTTCAATACCACCTTTTAGCTGTTGGAAATCTCCAAAGGCCGCTACAGACTCCTTTACCACCTTTCCAACAGCCGCCGCTCCTGCTACCGTAGCCACTCCTATGGCTTTAGCCGTTACCTTGGTGGCATTCCCGATCCCGGAGGCAAGTTTTGAGCCAAAACCTTTTGCTTTGCTTTCGGCTTTCTTTAGGTCGCTGTCCATGTCGGAATCGTCCATCTTCAGTTTTACCAATAATGTAAAAGCATCCACTATTCAATCACCAATCCTGCTTTTTTTATCGTATCTTGTATGATCGTTTCCGCATCCCTTGTCTCCACCTTCTCATGCATGACATCAAAGAACCGCTTGCTTAGTTTTTTCCCGTCCATGTAGTAGTAAAGGAGGTCTGCCATGTAATATCTGTACCCCTCCTCGTGCTGTTCTTGGTTGTACCTTGCCACAAGGTATGACAGGAAGTTCTTTACTGTCCGTCTGCCTCTGTATTCTCCGTAGCAGAGCCAGAAGATATACCTTCCCCGGTCTCTGCCGATGATAAAAAATACTCCATCAAGTCCTTGTCATTAAGGATATTGAGTATCTGCGCCGGGAGTGTAGCCATGTTGCAGTGATACTCCTCAACAGGCACTCTCTCCAATGCCGCAAGGATCGTGAATATCTCTTTCTTGTGCGTCTTCAGTGCCCGTGAGATGATACGGATTCTATGCTCCCCTTTGGAGAAGTTATTCCTTATATCCTCCACAAGTCCTTTGTCCATGGCTATGGTTGCTACAGGATCTAAGATGTCCGCTAAAATCTCAATAGCTTCTTCGTCCTTGTACTCGCTGAGTTTCTTCATTTTGTCTTCCTCCTCTTTGAAAAAAGGCAGAGCTATACACTCTGCCTTATATTGATATTGCCCTTATGCTGTGCCTGCCTTCACGTAGACTTCATAAGGAATGGTCTCCGGGTCTGCCATTGAGTAATGAGCCATATAGTCAAACGGGAACTGTCCCTTTGCTCTATCACTCGTTGTAAGACGGAAACCGCCCGTGTTCAGTACATCTTTCAAGTGGATCGCCACATATCCGGCACCATCCCCGGTGTTTTCATCCGAATAGTCAGCGATAACCCAGATATCTGCAAAGTCCGTATCTTTAAGATTCATTCTCGGAATGATCTTTGTGGTGTCCGTACCGTCGATATCTGCCGCCGCCATAAGGCTCTTTGCTGACGTTGTGTCCAGAGTCAGAAGCGTACCGCTGACATGAACGGCAATATCCGTGATCTGCTTCATCTCCTTGGTGTTCTTCGGGCAGTTGTCTACATCCTCCCCAAAGTCTGTAAATTCGGGTGTAGCCTCAAACGTGAGACCGCCCGTGGTAGCACCCACAAGCCCTGTTACCGCACCCGTGGAAGGTGTAAAACCCTTTGCCAGAATCCCGGCATTCAACACGAGCTTTTCAAAGGTATCTTCGGGCACCTGTGTGAATTTTCCTCTCATCCTATCCTCCGTATTCTGCCTCAAAGTTGAGGACTATTCTCCGTATGGTATCATCTGTATCATTCATCCTCTGTGCAAATGGTGTCCCCGGCTTGATCCAAAGCACCTTGTCGATGATCCGTCCACCTCTCCCGAGGTCTTCCTCTATCGCATCTTTGATCTCTGTCGCCTGTACCCATGATTTGCTCCGACTCCAAATGGATGCGGTTATTGATATTGGTCGGTCAAAGGTATCGGTTGAGACCTCGTATGTGATCCGTGGAAGTTCCGCATCCTCCGGCACCGTGTTGGCATCGTAGGCCGGGACTCCAAATGCACTAAAGAATTTGTGTAGTGCCTGCTCTTTTACCATTAGTCACCTCCCGGGAGTGTCCACTCTTCGCACGTTACCTGTCTCATGTTAAGACCTGCACTCTTCGGAGTGAATTTATCATCCCCATCCGATGTGACTCTGAATATCTTTCCATCCCTTGTCCTTCGGAGTACATCATGATACTCGAGCACGATATTCTTTTTCGTGGTTAAGGTGTACACCGATGTTACACCCTGTGCCTCGGCTGTTCTCGCTTGCATAGAGCTGTCGAAAACCATTGCCCCTTGGATTGTTACACCATCCACATAAACAGGCTTAAAACCGCCTATACCATCGTCTGTGCGTGTCTTATCCAAAAGCACATACTCTTCCGTCATATCGTCTATAAGGCTCATATCTTCCTGTACCTCCTTAAACGATCTGCAAATACACTCTGCCATGTACCGACAGAGGATTGTGAAACTGCACCGCCGCTTGATTTGGAGTAGGAATATCCACCAAAGGACTCGGAGCTATACGGACTCATGTTTTCACTCTCCACATTTCCGTATTTTGTCTGCCATGCTTCAATTTCTGATGCAAGGCTTTCAAAATCCGGTGGAACAGCCATAAGCCATACCGCCCCATCAAAGGATTCATCTTTGAGCGTTTCTGAACTGTGCTTATGTACTCCGTCATTGAACACACTACCTATAATCCGGTAATATTGCCCGTCCTGTATGCCCATATCCCCATCATTTACAGAGGTGAGCACACCATCCTCTACCTTGAACAGGCCATAGAATCTCGGCTGATTGTAGTTAAACCAATTCTTAAGATATAAACACAGTTCAGAAATCATCTCTTATTTCCCCTTTTTCTGCGTCTTTTCGGGTTTCTGTACGGGCTTTTCAATCGGTTTCTTTACACTGCCCGTACTCGTAACGATAACTGCCATATATTAGCCCTCCAAAAGCACGAGGTTCGACAGGTCGAACAACTGTGTTCTCTGTCCTGTTTCGCTCGTCTGAACAACTGCAAGTTTCTGTGTGTTCTTGTCAGTTACCTTGAATACACCAATCTTGTCGGAATCAAGAGTTACAAGACCGCTACCATCGCTCGGCATCAGCCCTACCTTGACATCCTCGTAAGTGAGTCCCTCGGAGAAGTCATCGAAAGCGAGTCCGATGAAATATCCCTCTCCCCAATCGGTTACTAACTGTCCACTCTTCAACTTTGTCAGTTTACCGTTAATTGTGTCTCCCGATACGGTTACATCAGCCTGTATATCACTTGCTAATGTCCCCCAGAAATCCACGCTACCGTCTACGGGTTCAACGGTAGCGTCTGTCAGTTTCCCGAGTTTACCGTTGCAACAGCAATACCATCAAGGTACTCTGCCCACAGCTTCATGCCCATCAGAGCATAGGACTCGCCGACAGCTGTGGAGTAGTTGCCCTGTGCATGGAATCCGACGAGGTTGGTCTCACCGCTTACGGTGTAGTCCAGACCGAGCTTTGCGTACTCGCTGTCGGACGGATCAATGTAGTAGAGGTCGATATTCTCTACCGGGCAAGCGATGACGGTGTTCCGTGCGATATCCGGAGCAGACAGCAGGAACAGGGTCTTATATCCCATAAAGTTCTCTACATATGTCATGCCGAATGCGGTCTGTACTGTGATCGCAGCATCTCCCAGATAGTCATATGCATCAAGTACATTGGCAAATCCGACTACATCCGTAACGGTCTTACGCATCTTGTTGAACTTGTCGATAACTGCTCCCTTTGCCTTTGCAAGTGCCGCCTGCCATGTTTCTGCGGTTACTGCAAGTCTTCCTGTGTTGAGGAAGGTGTAGAAATCAGTCAGTACGTTGGTCTGAAGCTGATTCAGAAAAGCATCATCGGACTTCTCCACAGCGATTTCCGCACCATACTTTGCTACATCCTCAATCGGGACAGCCTTTGCATACTTTTTGATCGCTACGTCCTGCTTCGAGGACTGTACTGTGGTTACTTTGGAATACGGGATGACATTACCCGGATCAACGTCTCCATCTTCAAGGGCAACAGTTACCTCGTAAGAAACAAGGGTTGTACCGTTGGTCTTCTTGATCGGACGCATGATGCCGAGAATATCCCGGAGTGCATCCCAATTCCGTCCGAACCGGGTTACAAAGTCGATCTCTCTTGCGGTTACATTTGTATAAACGTTGGGAAGCGAATCTCTCGGATTGGTAAAGCTCTCTACATTCGTTACTGCCATTATTATTCTCCTTTACTTGTGAAAAAGATTGAGGTTTTCGGCTATGGCTTTCTGTCTCTCGACAGTATCCTTGATAGCCAAAATCTCTTCTTTGGTTTTTGTGTTGCCCCCGTTGTTAGCCGGAGGAGTTGCGGTTCCTGCGCCCCTTGCGCCCTCTGCCACAATGAAATCTGCCCACTCGGTCTTGATAGAGGTTTCAAGTTTATCTGCGTCCACGATGCTTCCATCGTCTCCCAGAGTGATCGAATCCACATCCGAACACTTCAGCACGGTATCCAACCGCTTATCTGATACTCCGGCCTTTTTGAGGAGTGCCCTGTATGCTTCGGTCTTCTTCGCCTTGTCTGCTTTCTGTGTCTCGGTCTTCTTGTATTCGTCGAACTCTGTCTTCAGTGTGTTAAACTTGGTCTTCCACCCTTCGGCGGTCTGTACGTTGTCCTCGGCATCCTGCAACTTCGTCTTCATGGTGTCGATTTCGGAAAGTTTGGCCTTGTACCTTTCCTTGCCGACAAACTCATTACCGACAGTTGATTTGATGTCTGTAACCAACGCTCCGATAGCTGAAGAGGGAATTGCCCCATCTTCCCCAATGTGCTTCTTAACAATAGCTTCAAAATCTGCCATTTCATTCTCCTTTCGCCTTTTACGGGAGTGCTACCCTTAGAATGCCCATAAATGCAGAAAGAGCCGACAACCTCACATATAGTGAAATCATCGGCTCTGGCTCTTAGGCTCTGGCTCTGCACGTATGGTATTTTGACAGTTTTATATTAACAAAATGTTTGTTTGATGTCAACAAACACCTATTCTATTCCCTTAAGTGCTTTCGCTATGATCTTGGCATAGGTTTCCTTGTTTTCCTCAAATGCTCTGCGCAAGAATGGTTGTGCCTGCGTCCGGCTCGTCCCGTATTCGACATAAGGCGCATATTCGACATTTGTTCCAATGTACACTTCCTTATCATCAGCCGTACCTATAACCGTTGAAATGTTACCGGATTGTTCTCCTGCATCGTCCGAATAGCTGTGATTGATTGGCTCTCCACTCGTTCCATGCGTGATAGAATTACGGAGTAGTCCTGTATCTACTGCACATAGAAACTTTGCATCCCCTTCAGCTTGTAGGCCTACCGCTTCAAGGCCTACCATGATTGCATCTTTTGTTCTTCGCAATACTTCATCCCGGTTAGAGATTATTCGTACATCAGCCATCAATAATCCTCCCACTCCTTGCTCTTTGCCCCGGAGAATGTGTAGCCTTTATATGACACAGTCCTTTTTTTCTTTGTGTCATCCCAGAATGTGTGTATTTGATCTGTTGCAGACGGGTCATAATCGCCCTGTATATCCGTGTAATGTTTTTTCATCTGCGAAATCAGATTCTTTTCTATTTTTTCCTTGTTGTATTTTAACTCTCTCTTCCCGGTTATCCCATTCAGTACGGGTTCTCCGTCTTGGCCTGTATTTTTCTGTGGTTTCCCATCCACTTCATACATCTGCCGTCCATCCATTCTCACAGCCATTGACTGTGCTTGCGTCAGATTCTCTGCAATCGGGACTCCGTTCTTTGCCTTAAAAACGCTTACACCTTCCTCATAAAGAGAGTCAATATCTGCATCTTTCCACGTTCTATCCCCGTTTCTTTTCCACCTTTCCATCGCCTCTCTCGGATCTTCCCCCGGTTCGAGTAAGTCTGACAAATCTTCACGTTGCCTTGCCGTGAGCTTTCGATAGTTTAGACTTCCACCTTCTGAGAAATCCCCAAAGCGAACATAGCCATCTGCATTCTTTGCACCTGTGACAACTCCTGCGCTACCTCCTCCTGCGCCGCTTGTCCCTTTACCCATCTCTGTACCTCCTATACTCTGCGCCATATACACGCTTCATGTGCTCTGCTATCTGGTCTTGCTTAGTGATCGGATGTGAGATGGATTTCTTTTCCGCTTTCCACTCTTCATAGGTCATATCGCCCAAATGCGTCACGTTTCTTTTCGCAAGATTGGAAAAGTCTCTCTCAAATCCCTCTATACTCGCCACTAACGTACACCGACAGTTATAGATGTTCGCTCCGTCTGCCTCCGGGTCTCCCGGATACATGATCTTGCCGAAATCATTCTCAAATGGTTTGTCATTGTCTATTGTCACTCCGTCAAGTTCCCTGTGCCAATGCCTTGTGCGGTTGTCCAGAGTGGCAAGCCATGACTTTTTTACCTTGATCCCCATTGAGAGTGCCCGGTCATAGGAGTCTATTCTCCCGGCATTCTGAACACCTGTTGCAAGCGTCCTTGCGTTCCTTATCGCTACACCTCGATTTCTCTCGGTCAGAATCTTTGATACTTGCTCTGCGGTCATCTTCTCATAGCCTTTGATATCCTCCATCAAAACAGAATCACCCTCTTCGGCTATCCGTGTTGCAATCTTCCCGATGGATTCACCTTGTAAAATCCCTTGTAGCATGGTGGATTGAATGTTCCTTTTGTTCCACGCAAGGGTTTTCCCCTCGGCAATATGCCGGGAGACTCTTTTCCCCGGTCTCGGTATAAAGTCCCCTCTCTCGTCAAGTATGATCCTTTCCACGGTTTGACGGTCATACAGGACATAGGATGTATCCACAAGGCCGCCATGCTCCACTTGGTATGTACCGTAGTTGTGGTTTATGGCATACACCTCCGGCATATATCCAAAAGCAATAGACCGGGAAATCTGCATGGTGTTGGTTAGGTCTTCGGCTATGGTGTCTACCATCTCCTGCCACCGCTCCCCGATAAGCACTTGCCCCTTCAGCCATTTATCATACTCGGCCTTGGTTATCTGTCCATTGGCAAGTGCCTTTAGTTTCAGCGCATTCTTCTTTCTGAACCTTGCAAGGTAATCATTTAGTTTTTCCTGCAACTCATCCCTTGCCTGTCTGTATTCCCGGTTGATGCGTTTCTCTATTTTCTTGATGATTTCCTCGGTTTCCTCGTGTCCGTCATCCTTCTTCATTCGTCTCCTCTGCCATTGCTATTTCATTCTCCGTGATACGTTTCAACACTTCCTCGGCTTGGTCTCCGTCTCCCAACAGGTTAAGGATTTTCTTCACAACGTACTCCTGTTCAAGGAATTGCGCTGACTGTAACACCATCTGCAATTCCTCCTGCCCATTGACGATCATAGACCTCGTAAAAGTGGGTTTATCCTCGATTCCTGCCACTTTTAAGATACCATTGAGAAATTCTATCACACAATACTCATATTGGTCTGTTTTGGCATTTAATGGATCGTATGCGGCTTCAATCTGTGTTGCCGTGATTACTCCACTCGCAATATTCTTTGTGTCCAGAGCCATTGCATCTTCATAGAGGTCAGCACGGAGAGTTGAAAGAAGTGCTTCCCGGCTCTGATATGGCGCATCCATCGTGTTCGGTGTCGCACTTACTCCATCATCCATTGCGGCCGCATGGAGTTTCCGCATCTTCTCGACAAACTGCGCAAGGTCTATATCGTCCATTCCTCCGGCATTTTGCAGAGTCCAATAGATGATGGATGCTTCGTCTACATTGTTCGCATACCCACTCTTGATTAGGTCATAACAATCTATCTGCTCCCGGAGTCCTACTATCTCGCTCTGATGGTGAGGATTCCCCCACAAGGGGACAATCGGGAACGTGGGATAATTCTCTCCGTCATAGATCTCTTCCCCGTCTACCTCGCTGACTCTCACCTTTTCGA